GCTGTCCGCCGCTGCCGGTCATTTCGTAGGAGCAGACGTCCTCCTCCTGCCACAAGCCCCGCTCGGTGTCGTAGACCAGCAGCCGGACGGTCTGGGCTTCGCCGCTACCCCGCACGAGATGCAGGTAATACCGCCCGTCCAGCGCACCGCCCAGAGCTGACTTCACGTTCCGCAGCCGGGCCGGGTCGAGGGCCGTCGAGACCTTGGTGGGGATGCTTCCATCCCACGCCATCACGCCGTCGGGCGAGAGATAGTAGAGCGTCTCGTTGATGACGCAGAGGCTCCGGGCCGCGCCCTTTGCCACGCCCCGGCAGCGCAGACTGCTCAGCTGGAAATCCGAGGGCTTGGAGCCATAGAGCTTGTGGAGAGTATTCTCCTTGAAGAAAAGTGCATATCCCATGCAGGTGCCCACGCCGGTGAACGCCCCGTCACTGCCCACGGTCACAGCATAGCTGTCGGCGGCGATGCCCCGGTAGGAGAACCAGTTGGACGGGTCGCCCAGCTTGCAGGCGTAGATGACGTTCTCCTTGCTGGAACAGCCCCATATCCGGTTGTCGCACTCGGTCAGATAGTCCATGTCCGGCACCCGGCGCTCCAGCCTCACCGTCTCCGCCGAGACGAACTCCCGTCTGACGCTGCCGTCCAGACTCACCCACCGCACCGCTGCGCCGGTGCGGGTCAGACGGCCATAGAACCACTCGCCGCCGGGATCGGCCTTGACCCGCAGGGCGTCCTCGCTGGCGTCGCAGACGATGCGGTCGCCGTCCAGCCCGCTCCACTGCCCGGCCTGCTCTGCGCCCGAGCCGCTGAGGGCTACGGTGTCCTCGGCCCGAAAATTTGCGCCGACGCCCTTGGCCGAAATGCGGCAGCAGTCCAGCACCACCGCCGACCAGTTGCCCGACGCCTCGCTGTAAACCTCCAGCGTGCTCTCGCTGCTCCATGGCTTCTCTGGGTCCTCCACCCGGAGGAAGAGCTGCCCATCCTTCGGATTTTCCGGCTCCGAAGGGCCGCTGCCGCTCACCTCGTAGACCCTGCCCTCGGCGTCGCAGGGGGCAAACTCCACGCTGGCGTTCGCCCCCGACCACACCGCCCCCAGTGCGCTCACCTCCCGGCTGACGGTGTCGAAGGCCAGCTTGTCCGGGAAGATCAGAATTTTTGTCCCGATGCCCACCAGCGTCTTTTTTCCGTCCTCCACCGCGTTCTCCAGGGTCACTTCCAGCTCGTCGGGGTCGTCCGGGGTGTAGATGAGTCTGGTACCACAGACCATCAGCAGGCCGTTCAGGTGATACATCCCGTTCAGCTCTGCCGTCTCCCGCAGCTTCCGGCGGGGCAGACGGGTGCTCAGGGCCGGGAAATTCCGGGCCGAAAAGTTGATGCCCGCGCTGTACTCTGCCTCGGTGCA